GTCGCATTCGATGACGGCGCGGTAGAGACATACCCCATGTCAGACCAAGACATCAAACGCGGAGAAGTGAAAGACGGGCAAACACATGGCTTACTATGGGCCGAAGGTATACCGTCACCTTTAGATTATGGCGAAGAATGAAAAACTTGTTTTAGATGCTTGTTGTGGCGGGCGCATGATGTGGTTTGATAAGCATGATGCTCGTTGCTTGTTTGCTGATTGTAGAGAAGGCGTACTAGACGGCAAAGCCTACAAAAAAAATGTAGGCATGAAGATAGTAAAGCCTGATCAAAAACATGATTTTCGCGATATGCCATATCAGGATAATTCGTTTCATCATGTAGTATTTGACCCGCCGCACGTTCGCAACCTATCCATGAAGTCTGTTACTGGCTTTAGTTACGGCTCCTTAGACAAAGAGACTTGGCAAGACGATTTGCGCTTAGGATTTGCTGAGTGTTTCCGTGTGCTAAAGCCTAACGGGACATTAATTTTTAAATGGAACGAGGTCGATATTCCTCTGCGAGAGGTATTGGCTTTGACACCACAAAAGCCGCTTTACGGACACCGTAGCGGCAAGAAGGCAAACACGCATTGGGTGGCATTTGTGAGTCATGGCGAAGACTAGAGCGCAACGAGAAAGAGGTATCAGGCAGGACGAGCTACGGGCTTATTTAGCTGAGAGAGGTCGCCTTGATTACGTCTTTGATAACATTGAGAAAATAGAACAGCTAGACCCTGAGTCTGACCAGCACTTTGACAAGCGCCTGCAAAAGCTAAAGATTGCAAACGAGCAACGGATCAGATTGCTTAATAAGTACCTCCCAGACATGAAGGAAGAGCAGAGCGAAATCACTGACCTGCCGCCAGTTGTAATACAGCTTACGAATGCAACTGACACCACCCCAGTCTGACATTTTTACCTGTCCCGCCCGCTTCCGTGTGGTCGTCGCAGGAAGGCGTTTCGGCAAGACATTCCTCAGCACAGCAGAGCTACTTAACCGCGCACTCGCTAAACCTGACCAGAACGTGTGGTATGTGGCTCCTACTTACAAGGCGGCTAAAGAGATTGCGTGGGACATGCTGACCAGCCAGATTCCTATGGAGTACGTAGGCAAGACTAACGAGACATCACTAAGCATTACGCTAAAGAACGGCTCTACTATTGCACTCAAAGGCGCAGAGAAGCCTGATAACCTTCGCGGACGTTCATTAGACTTTGTTGTCCTTGACGAGTTCGCTGATATGCGTAAAGAGGCATGGTACGAGGTCATCCGACCTTCGCTGTCAGACAGGCAAGGATCAGCGGCCTTGTTCATCGGAACACCTAAAGGACGTAACCACTTTTATGATTTGTATGGCAAGGGAGTAGATAGAGATGAAGGGTGGCATTCGTATCAATACACAACGATTGAAGGGGGAAATGTCCCACCAGAGGAAATTGAGTCAGCTAAGGCGGACTTGGACGAACGCACCTTCCAGCAAGAATACGCCGCCGCCTTCGTGTCATATCAAGGAGTCATCTACTACGGATTCAAGCGAGAGGAATCAGTAAAACGGCACGATGGCGACCACTCAGTCATACATGTAGGCATGGATTTTAACCTCGACCCGATGTCTGCCGTACTGATGACACGCAAGGGCGACACGCTCCATATCTTCGATGAGATAGTGATGTTTGGCTCGAACACCGATGAGATGGTCGCAGAGCTTCGCGAACGCTACGGAAATGGTACAATAGTGATATATCCTGACCCTGCCTCTAGGCAACGTAAGACGAGCGCAGGGGGTAGGACAGACCTGTCTATATTGCAGAACGCGGGTTTCGAGGTACGCGTCCGAAACTCTCATGCGGCAGTACGGGACAGAATAAACGCGGTGAACAGTCGCTTGCTATCGAATGATGGACAGCGGCGGTTATACGTTGACCCTAAGTGCAAGAAGGTGATTGAGTCATTGGAACGCCATACCTACAAGGAAGGCACCAGTCAGCCCGAGAAGGATGGCTTTGACCACATGAACGATGCGCTTGGCTATGCGGTTGAGTATTTATTCCCAATCAAAAAGGCGCATCAGCCAATGGCACCGCAGAGGTGGACGTAAATGTACTACGAAGACATCGAGTATCAGCACCCCGATTACGAAAACAATATCGACCGCTGGGAGTTCTACCTCCGTAGCTATATGGGCGGGCAAGACTACCGCGATGGGTCATACCTCACTAGCTACCTCAACGAAGACAAGAACGCTTATAGCAGACGTCTAGCCTTAACCCCGCTGGACAACCACTGTCGTAACGTCGTGCATGTCTACTCATCATTCCTGTGGCGTGTACCACCTACGCGCAACTATCAGCAGATGGAAGGCAGTGCCGACCTTGAGGCGTTTCTGAAGGACAGCAACCTCGACGGGCAGAGCTTTAACAGCTTCATGCGTGAGGCGCAGATATGGTCGAGCGTGTATGGTCACGTTTGGGTCATGCTTGATAAGCCACAGTCAACAGCAGGCACACGAGCAGAGGAGCTGGCGCAAGAGATACGGCCTTATGTCACACTGATTACGCCTGAGAATGTCTACGACTGGAAGTACGAGCGAATGCCTAGCGGTCGGCATGAGCTAACCTACATGAAAGTCAGGGAGTCAGTGAACCGTATTGACGGCACGACAACCGAGACGTTTTTCCGCATCTGGACGCGTGAGACGATACAGCTAGTTCGCTACCACGGTGACGAGGCTAACGTCATTGAGACTATTAACAACCCTATCGGCAAGATTCCCGCAGTACACCTACCCTCTAATCGCTCAGTAGTGCGCGGCATAGGCATCAGCGACATCAGCGACATCGCCTACATGCAACAGGCTATTTACCAAGAGCTATCGGAAATCGAGCAACTGATTCGTATCTCTAATCACCCGACGCTCGTTAAGACCTACGACACTGACGCTAGTGCGGGTGCTGGTGCGGTGATTAACATCAGCGACGACATCGACGCAGGGCTTAAGCCGTATCAGATGCAACCTTCGGGCGCTAACCTTGACGCCATACGCGCCTCTATCGAAGACAAGATTGAGTCGATTAACCGCATGGCTCACATGGGCGCAGTCCGTGGCACAGAAGCAATCACGCAATCAGGCGTAGCGATGCAGACAGAGTTCCAAATGCTTAACGCAAAGCTGGCTGAGAAGGCAGACATCTTAGAGCTTGCCGAGGAGCAGTTGTGGCAGTTGTGGTGTACATGGCAAGGCCATCCGTTGCACGAAGTAGAGATTGACTACCCTGACAGCTTTGACATCCGTGATTACGATTCTGAGCTTCGCTTCCTACAGCAGACACGCGCAAGCGGCGTCAAGTCTGTCACCTTGCTTCGGGAGATTGATAAGAAGATTGCTGACCTCGTACTCGACGACAACGTACTGGCACAGGCGCATGAAGAGATTGAAACTGCCACTACAGCGGTCGGTGACTTTGCGAAAGAGACGCAGATTTACAAGTACCACATAGACAGCGGCTTAGTAACACCTAACGAGGTTCGAGAGAAGATTGGCCTTGATGAGATTGCTGGCGGCGACCAGTTAGTCGAGCCAGTGCAAACGCTGACTGATGGACAGTGAGGAACTCACACGCGCACTAGAACGGGCGACCTCTGAGCATGAGCGTCGCCTTTTACGTGCCATGGAGTCACTACGCTTAAGGCTTACAGACGCGCTTGCTGGCCTTCCTTTGCGTGATGGGCAACTGTTCGACCTAGATGCCGCACTCGCCCTCAGAGCGCAAATAGACGGCCTTGTACGCGAAGAATACCTGACGGTGATTGATGACATCATCCGCGAGTACCCTGATGCTGTAGCACTAACGCGAGAGTTCATGGAACAGTTTGCCGACTTCCGTGTACCGCAGTCAGTCATCGGACAGCTTCAACAGTTCAGCTTCACGGGCCATGAGGCATTGGCTGACGACTTTGCAGAGGCGCTCTATCAGCAGGTGTACAACAACACGCTATCGGGTACGCCATTCTCTGCAAGCCTGTCAGAGCTTAACAACCTGCTAGATGCTGACCTACAACGTTACTCTAAGACTATGCTACATGATGCGCTGTTTGAGTTTAGTTCGTCGGTACAGCAAGCGGCGGCGGCAGAAGCAGGGATTACCAAGTTTCGCTATGAAGGTGATACGATTGAGACAACGCGTCCTTTCTGTCAGCGGCATGTCGGTAACGAGTACACGACTGACGAGATTTATGAGATATGGGACGATAGCTGGGCAGGCAAACGCTCTGGTGACCCGTTTCGTGTAAGAGGTGGTTACAACTGTCGGCACTGGTGGGTGCCTGTACCTGAATAGGAGATAGCTATGCCGTACCACAAGAAAGACAAGCGCAAGAAAAAGCGCAAGTCACGCTAATTTGATACAATTAACCCTACTCGAAAGAGGATTCGTAACATGAGCGATGAAATCATGGCAGACGCGGTAACTGAAGCCGCAGTGGAAACACCAGAAGTTCAGGACTTAAAGACGTTCACGCAAGAAGAGTTAGACCGAATAGTGGCCGATCGTGTTGCTCGCACTAAGCGACAATATGACAAGCGACTAGAAGGTATTGACCTTGACGAAGCTAAGTCACTTCTACAAGAAAGGCAAAACGCCGAGATTGAGAAGCAGAAAGAGCGCGGAGAGTTCGAGTCGATTCTAAAGCAGACCGTCGAAAAGAAAGACCAAGAGATTAGGACGTACAAGCAACGTCTCGAAAGCCAGTTAGTCGATGGAGCTTTGCTCACGGCGGCGAGTAGGAACAACGCAGTATCGGCAGAGCAAGTCGGTCAGTTGTTACGTGGTTCGGTTCGGCTGTCTGAAGACGGCACAGCGGAAGTTGTAGATGCGAACGGGACACCACGATACAACGACAGCGGCGACCCGTTAAGCGTTGATGAGCTTGTCGGTGATTTCTTGTCAACAAACCCGCACTTCGTTAAGGCGTCATCTGGTGGCGCTGGCTCGCAAGGAGCGGCAGGTGGTTCCACGCCGAAACCTATGTCGGCGGAAGACATGGTAGCTAACTGGGACAACGGAGGCAGAGAAGCCTACCGAGCCATTAGGTTAGCAAACAAATAAACCGCTTACTTTAGGAGACTTTCATTATGGCGGCTACTACAAGTTCAACGCTGACGGATTTGTTCAGCAACATCATTGCGGCGGCTCGCTTTACCGCCGAGGAGCAGTCACTCATGGCTGGCCTTGTTACTCGTTACGATATCGGAAACGTGGCTGGTAAGACTATCCAAGTACCTAAGTACCCTTCAATTGCGGCGGCTGACCTTACTGAAGGCACTGACATGTCTTCTACTACTGTCAGCACTTCAAGCGTTAGCGTTACTGTCGGTGAAGTTGGTGCGCAGGTATTGCTCACTGACATGGCGGCAATGGGCGCTGGCAACCCTGCACAGGAGCTTGGCACTGTACTTGGTAACGCAATCGCTACTAAGATGGATACAGACATCATCGCTTTGTTCGATGGTTTCTCTACTTCATTTGGTGCGGCGGCTCAGGAGATTACTGTTGCTGACCTGTTTAAGGCGGCGGCAACTCTTCGCAACAACAAGGCGCAAGGCAACTACGTTGCAGTGGTACACCCATTCCACGCATACCAGCTGTCAGCTAACCTGACTAACACCTTTGCGAACCCCAACGGTGGCGACCTACAGAACGAAGCAATGCGCAGTGGCTTCGTAGGTTCTATCGCTGGAATCGACGTTTACCAGTCAGCAAATATCGCTGTAGATGGAAACGGAGACGCTAAAGGTCTATGTTTTGCGCGTGAGGCAATGTGTATTGCTATGAAGCGTGACTTCAACCTTGAGACAGAGCGTGACGCATCTAACCGTGCGTTCGAGCTGAACGCTACTGCCGTATACGGTGTTGGCGAGCTTGACGACAGCTACGGTGTAGAGCTGTTCTTTGACGCTACTCTCTAAGATGTACGCGGCCCTTCGGGGCCGCTTTACTCTGAGGTTTATATGGCAGTCACTTATCGAGGCGAAAGGTTTGAGGACTACAATGTGGCAAAGCGAACGCCACGACATCCCAATAAGTCGCATGCGGTATTGGCTCGCTACAAAGGCGTTATCAAGCTAGTTAGGTTCGGCGCTAAAGGCGCGAAGACTTACCCACCTAAAGACGGGGAGTCGGCCCGCGACAAAGCAATGCGAGCGGCTTGGTACGCAAGACACGAAAAGAATCTACGCAACGCAACACCGTTAGACGCGGTATATTGGTCTGCTAGGGTAAAATGGTGACGATATGGCATTTAGCACTGACGACGATTTAGAAGCGATTGTCCCTGACATTTTTGACCTCGGCATTCCAGCATTTACCGCTGAACATGCAAAGGCACAGGCAGATATCGAACGCGAGATTCGCAACCGCTGGTGGCACCGCAAGGGCATACAGGGAGAGATGGTCGTAAGCTATCTGACGGAGTCGCAGTGGACACGAAGCGCGGCTTATCTTGTATTGTGGAAGTACGCACTGCCACAGCTTACCAACTGGGTAGACGACGACCGCTTCTTGCAGATGATCGACTTCTACAAAGCGCGCTATGGCGAGGAGTTAGACGCAGTATTCCAAGATGGTGTTGAGTACGACGCTGACAACGATGGCACTGTCACCGACAAAGAAAAAGAGCCTGTTGCGCTTAACCGCCTCGACCGATGATTACTGTAAGTATCGACACCAAGCCCCGTGACCTTCGCAAGATGGTGGAGAAGCTAGGTCGCACGTTTACCAAGAACCACAAGCGAGCGATGCGTAGAGCGGCGGCTGAAGGCTTGAACCGCATACAGAAGCGCACTAGCCAAGGTATCGACGTAAACGGTCAACCATTTCAAGGCTACACTGACGCTTATGCGGCATTCCGTAAAAGCAAAGGCCGACCCGTCGATAAGATAACGCTGATATTTACGGGCAAGATGCGTAAGAGCATGCAGTCAGGTTTACGTGGTCAGGACGGCTTAATATTCTTTGACAGCAGAGCAGAGTCTAAGAAGGCGGCAATGAACAACCGCAAGCGGGCATTCTTCGGACTCAATAAGAGTGACACACGCGCTATCCGTGATGTTTACTTTAAGGGGCTTAAAATATGAGCGTGAGAGAAAACATAGCCTCGAATATTGTAACGGCACTGTCAGCTATCTCTACGCCTAACGTGAAGAAAGTAACGCGTGAGCCTTTTGACTTCGACAAGCTATCTAACGCACAGTTTCCCGCGATACTGGTACGCACAGCGAATGAGACGCGTGAGGATGCCAGCATGGGCGGCAGTGCTACGAGTCGGCATGGCACTATCGACTATGAACTAATTTGCTTTGTTAAGCACAAGAACATCGACACAGCCCGCAATCAAATCGCGGAGGCTATCGACGAAAAACTCGACGAGGATAGAACGCGTGGCGGTCACGCTATAGATACGCAGGTTATTAGCGTTGAGGTGGATGATGGTACAATAGACCCCATTGGCGGCGTTATCGTTACCGTTCAGATTCTTTATTCATACACACGCGGCGACGCGTAAAGGAGAAAATTCATGGCTACACATAAAGGCTCAAGCGGTTCAGTGAAGGTTGCCGCTAGTGGTGGTTCAGAGGCAGTAGTTGGCGAGGTTCGCTCGTACTCTATTGATGAGACGGCTGACACTATTGAGGACACTGTAATGGGTGACTCAGTAAAGTCATACCTGTCCAGCCTCAAGGACGCGACTCTTACTATTGACGCGTTGTGGGATGACGCAGACGCACAGCAACTGGTACTCGACTCGGGTGCCGCTATCGACTGGGAAATTCACCCTACAGGCACAGGCGCTGGCGAGAAGTATTACGCAGGTGCAGGCATTGTGACTGCTAAGACTATCTCAGCATCGTATGACGGGCTGGTAGAGGCGTCATTCTCTGTGCAGGTATCAGGTGCAATCACAGAAGCGTCTAACTAATGGGACTCGCTAAAGAGTTACGTGCGCGACGTAAGCAGTCTCGCCGTAAAATTAGCGTAGCAGAGTGGGCTGATGATAGCGGGCCGTTTAGCCTGTATTGCCGCCCACTGACTTGCTACGACCTCAACGAATTGCAAAAGCGTCATCCACAAGTAATGCAGAACCCTAGCATTGCCGCAATGGTTGACCTGATTGTCATGAAGGCAGAGAGTAAAGATGGCGAGAAGCTGTT